GGAGTATACATATATGGATGGACTAACTATGATCCTGCAGATAAAAAATTAACTGCTAAAGATCCACACAAACCATTCTTGTTTTTAAATCTAGGTACTTTTAAAAAGTATTCTATTACAGAAAAAGCCACAGCTGTTATGCATGAAACTATGCATATGAGTATCTTACTTAATAATTGGAAGATCACTGACAAAGAAGAAGAGGTAATAGGATTTGCTGAAGATGAAGCAAACAAGATAATTGAAAAACTAAAGACTACTAAAATAGAAGCACCTAAGAAAGGGTTCTTCTCTAGAAAATAAAAAGTAATGGCAAAGACACCAGCTTGGACTAGAAAAGAAGGTAAGAATCCTGCAGGAGGATTGAATGCTAAAGGAGTAGCATCTTATAGAGCTGCTAATCCTGGTAGTAAACTTAAGATGGCTGTAACTACTAAACCATCTAAATTAAAAGCAGGAAGCAAGGCTGCTAATAGAAGAAAAAGTTTTTGCGCTAGAATGTCTGGTATGCCAGGCCCTGCTAAAAAACCAAACGGAGAACCTACAAGAAAGACTCTTGCATTAAGAAAATGGAACTGTTAATAAATAATAATCATGGCAAAAATTAAAGACAGTAGTTTAACTACTAAGGTAAAAAAGAATATCTCTAGACCAGGGATACATGCTAAGAGCGGAAGCTCTCAATTAAAGTCTTCAAAAAAATATAAAAAAATATATAGAGGTCAAGGAAAATAGTTATATATTTGTATCCTAAACCAACTGTATGTCTGAAATAATAAACATCCTAACTATTAGTGTCCATGAAAATGGAGGTATTGGAATTGAACTAGCTTTAGATGAAGCTAAGACTAATCCTTTAGTATTAGTAGGAATACTAGAACAAATTAAGTTTGACTTACTTAGAGATGTTGATAAAGAAATCAGCGCATTAAAAAAAAATAAACCAAGTAAATTTGATGCATAATGGGAGAACAAGTAGCATTTAAAGAAACTAAGATTGTATCTTTTGGAGAAGTTTTGATGGAAATAGATTTTGATTTATCAGAAGATACATCAGATTTTAAAATTAAAAAACTTATGGCAGAAGCAGCCAATTTATTAAAAGAAGAATATATGTTAGCTGGAGGAAATCCAGTTAGAAGTATTTTATTTGAGCATGCACTAGGAGAAATAGTTAATGCTCAGATGTCTATAAACAAAGTAATAACCCTAAAATAAAAGTATGAACAAATTTAAAACATTAAGAGGAAGAAGAATTTTAATAGAAGTACCTGTAAGAAAGGAATCTACAATTAAGTTATCTGAAAAAGATCAAGATGCTATGATGTATGAAGCAATGAAAGCATGGAACAGACTTACTATATATGCTATAGGAGATAAAGTAGAAGATGTTAAAGTAGGAGATGTAGTATATATTGCAGTTAGTCAATTAGAGCATGCAGAAAAAGTTGACATTGATGGGAGTGTCAAGTTAATGTTGAATGAAATGGATATAGCAATCATATGGTAAATATTTCACATGATGATTACTTTTCATCTAGTACTATGAATAGTAAAGCACTATCTCCAGAAGATGTTAAAGAAAGAATAAAAACTTATACTCCTCCTTATAATGTAAAGGATCTAAAGTATATTGATCTCTCAGAAGAGGTACATGACTTTAGAAAAAATATTCCTCCTTTTAATCCTCGTCCAGAATACTATGGTGGAAAGGATACAAACTATGAAGTATTTAATGTATTAGAAGCATGGAAGCTAGATAAAGATTTTTATTTAGGTAATGTTTTAAAGTACTTAGCAAGAGCAGGTAAAAAAAATTATAACAAAAAAGAAGATTTACAAAAAGCTTTAGTATATTTACAGAGACGAATAGATACACTATGAAAACAATTACTATTATTATATTTTGTGCAATTATATTATTGCTATGGTTAGTAGCTAATGCTATGTCAAAACCAATCTTTAATAAGATGAGTAAAAACTTTGAATATGATAGTATAGGAAATACTCTTGCAAATTATTGTATATTTATAATAATTATAATGTCCTTCCTTATAGGTTTATGGATTTGACTTAGAAGTCACTTTGGTTAGTTATACTTTTAAGTTAATGAGAAGCCCTAGGTAATAGCAGGGCTTTTTTTTATGATAAATTTTTTGTATATTATATTATGAGCGAATTTGTTAAACAAGGAGAAATAGATATAGCAGGTACATTATTATATACAGGTACTCAAGCTGCTGTTTTAACAAGAATTAAAACTTTAAGTTTTAATAATCCTTTAGCATATGTATTAACTTTAGAAAGATATGATGCAGCAACTACTTCTACAATAGTTTTATATGAAATAAATTTAGCAGCAGGTGATACAGTTAATGATACTCTAACTTATGCCTTAAATGCAGGAGATACACTAACTGTATATTCTGATATTCCAGGTACATCTTATTATATATATGGACTAGATTATGCAAGTAACTGAAAAAGATGGTACAGTATATGGATCCTTTATAGAAGTATATGGACCTGATGGAAAACCTAAAACTTCAGGAGGAGGAGGAGGATCTCCAACTGGACCTGCTGGTGGAGACTTATCTGGTACTTATCCTAATCCTTCTGTAATATGGAATAATGGTATACCAACTTATGATTTAAGTTATTATCCATTGTCATTAAATCCAGCAGGTTATATTACTAATGCAGCTCTCTCAGGTTATTTAACAGCAGCAACTGCAGCATTGACATATTATCCTCTTACAAATCCTAATGCGTTTATCTCAGGTATAACAGGACCTATGGTTACTAGTGCTCTTGGTTTTACTCCATATGATGCTACTAATCCTTCTGGATTTATTACATCTTCTGCATTAGCTCCTTATCTTACTGCAGCTACAGCAACTTCAACTTATCAACCTATTCTAGTATCTGGCACTAACATTAAGACTGTTAACAGTAATAGTTTGCTAGGTAGTGGAGATATTGCTATTACTGCTAGTGCAGCTTGGGGAGGGATTACAGGAACGCTCTCAGATCAGACTGATTTGCAAACGGCATTAAATGCTAAACAGAATAAGACTGTGCTACAGTCTATTACATCAGTAACAACAATAACAAACACACTTAATGAAATCAATGTAATATCTGTGCCTATCCCTACCAATATAAATTATGCTATGCTTCGGTCATCTTTTATAGTAAGGGTAACTACATTTGGAGCTACTGCACCTAGGTCTAGAATAAGAATGGGTACATTTCCTAACCCTACTACAGCTCAATTATCCGCTGCTACTCAATTAGCCACTAATGCAATAGGCTCTGTAGGTATGATGTCCATCTATAGAACTATGCCTGTAATAGGAGGTGTATCAGGTAGTATAAAATCAATACAAATGAGTGGTAATGTTAATGCAGACTATGGTCAGTTAGCTGCCTTTGATATAATATCTAAAGACTTCACTACTCAGCAGTACTTATACTTTACAATTCAACTTACTAGTTTAACATCAGTAGTCTCAAGCTATGGGGTGCTAGTAGAAAATTTATAATAATAATTATATGTACATAATAATAGATTCAAATGGTAGAAGAGAAGTATCACAACAAGAATATGATATTTATATAAAAGATATTTCACCAAGTTTAGAAGAGTTAAAAGAAAATATGTTAACTGAATTAGAAATAATAACTAGAAAGTATATTTCAGATAACATATATTTTGAAATTGAAAAAAGTTTTAGAAAATCTCAAACATTACCAACATGGGTAAATATTTTTGTAGATAGTATTACTGATAAAAATGATAATTTAAAATTACAGATTAAAGCATGTGCATCAATTGATGAATTAAATACAATAAATATAAATAGTATTCTTAATTAACATTAATAATAATTTTGTTATCTAAATAATTTTTAGTATATTATAGATATAAACATATAAAAAATAAATCATGGACATATTAAATTTTATCAGTTGGATTAAAGGAGGTAGAGTAGTAACTACTGTTAATCCTAATGAAACACTTATACCTATTGGTCTTAAAGATGATCGTAGAGATGATGGTTATTTATCTGCAGCTATTACTGTACAAAATTTTGTAGCAGCAGTTGGTACAATTGGGCAAGGACCTCAAGGAGTTCAAGGCCCACAAGGTGTTCAAGGAGTGCAAGGTATTCAGGGTAACCAAGGTCCTGCTGGATCTGCAGGTGTAGCTGGTATACAAGGTAATCAAGGTATTCAAGGTATTCAAGGTAATATTGGTATTACTGGTGCACAAGGTCCAATTGGGCTTACAGGTGTACAAGGTGTAACAGGATCACAAGGTATTCAAGGAGTAGCGGGAGCAGTTGGTCCTGCTGGATTGACTTGGCAAGGTGCTTGGGCTTCAGGATCAACATATATTGTTGATGATGCAGTAGGATTTGGTGGAGCATCATATTTTTGTATTAATCCTGTTGGTCCTACACTTACAACTCCTAATTTAGATCCTACTCATTGGGCACTACTTGCATCTCAAGGTGCTGTTGGTCCACAAGGGTCTCAAGGAATTCAAGGATTACAAGGTGTAGCAGGTACTACAGGTGCTACTGGATTAACTGGTGCTACTGGATCTCAAGGTCCACAAGGAGCAACTGGTATTCAAGGTTTAACAGGTCCTATTGGCCCAACAGGTTTAACAGGTGCAACAGGCCCTGCAGGTGCTAATGGATTACAAGGACCAGTGGGTCCAATTGGAGCAACCGGAGCTCAAGGTATACAGGGTGTTCAAGGTATACAAGGACCAGTAGCTCCAGCAGGTTTAGTTTGGCAAGGTAACTGGGTTTCTATGGCTACATATGCATTAAATGATGCAGTAGCATTTGGAGGTTCTACATATTTTTGTACAAATCCTGCAGGTGTAACATCTGCAAGTGACCCAGCTTCAGATCCTGGTAACTGGGCAATATTAACATCTATAGGTGCTACTGGTGCAACAGGAGCTGCAGGACCTGCCGGTGCAACAGGTGCTCAAGGTCCTCAAGGTATTGTTGGACCAACAGGTGCAACTGGACCTCAAGGTTCTACTGGAGCTACTGGTAATACTGGTGCAAATGGTGGACAAGGTCCACAAGGTGTAGCTGGTCCAATAGGTCCTGCTGGATTGACTTGGCAAGGTACTTGGGATCCATTACAAGCTTATTTAGAAAATGATGCTGTATCTTTTGGAGGAGCAAGTTATTTTTGCTACAATCCATTAGGTGTTGGACCATCAGCATTAGATCCAACAGTTGATACTGCTAACTGGGCATTACTTGCTGCAGTTGGGGCAACAGGTCCCGCAGGAGCAACTGGTGCAGCAGGAGTTGCTGGTGCAGTAGGTCCAGCAGGTCCTACTGGTTTAACTGGTCCAGCTGGTGCTACAGGTCCTCAAGGTATTCAGGGACTTCCAGGAGCTCCTGCATCTACTTTTGCAGTAATAAATAATACAGTTGTTACTGCAGGAGGAACTGCTACTGTACTTGATATAATAACTATACCAATGGGAACATTTGATTCAAGTACTCAAGCTGTTTTAGATTTAACAGCTCAAGTAAGTAAATTTGTTTCTGCTAATCTAGTTACACAAGAAGTTTGGTTAACTAATGTAATCCAAACTGTTGGTGTTGCTTTTGATGGGTCAAACAATCCAGTTAAAATTGGAGGTGCAAAAACAGCACTTTCAACACAAAGAACACAAAAAGTAGAAAGATCCTTTATAATAAATGGAGACGATGTTTACTTTTTTAATATTAGTAATAGTCCTGATTCAAATAGTGATAGTGCAATATTAGCAAGAACTACAACATATGAACCTGTTATATTTAATACAGCTCTTTCTTCTGCAGCTAGTCCATCTCAGCATAACGCACCAATTGACTGGGCTACTTCTGATTGGTATCTTGTAAGTACTGCTTTTTCAAGTGGTACACCTCAACCTATAGGAGCTAGATATATTTCACTTAAATAATAATAATCATGGATATTTTAAATTTTATTTCTTGGATTAAAGCCGGAAATTATAGGGAAAAACTCCCTATAGATGTAACTAATTTATTAGCAGTTGGATCTAAAGATCCTAATAGGGATGATGCATATTTACCAATGGCAATAAATGCAGCACCTTTACAATCATTATATAATAAAGGTACAGTAACGCAGTTGACTTCTATTACTACTCCTGTTACTATAAATTCATATAATGGAGTTATTACTACTGTATCATCTACAATTGCATCTTTAAGTGAAGCAACATTTATAGTAAATAATGATAAAGTTACAACAACATCAGTAATTTTATTAACTGCTTTATATTCAGGTAATGGTAATGCTGTTGCAACAATAGGAGCTAATATAGCTAATGGAGCTTTTAAAATTACTATTGCAAATACACAAACAACGGCTTTAAATGCTGTAGTTAAGATTCACTTTATGATAATTAATTAAATAAGAAACTATGTCAGTAGGAAATTTAAAAACAGACGGTCAAAAAGGAAATAATTTCCCGTGGCAATTAAAAATGTTGCAAGGTATTCAAGGTATTATTACTGCTGTAACAGCATCAGCTTGTTGTCCAACACAAAGAAGAACTCCAGTAGTTGTATATGATACTCTTCCAGGTTCAGTACCAAATGGTACATATGGATTTTCTATAGCAAATGTAGGAACTGCAGCAGGAACAGTTGATGGACAGTCTTTACCAGCAGGAGTAACAGTTAATTTTGATCCTGGAGTAAACAATATTATATCAGGTTTACCTTATGATGCAACAGGAACTGATTTTTTAATTACTTATTTAAGTTAACAAATGAGTACTAAGATAACTATAGATAGGTATTCTTCAAATCCTTCAGGGTTTATAAATAGACTGTATACTCAGACTAGTTCTAGTACACCTGTAGCAGCTACTGCCGTTGAGCGTAGTTTATTAGATGGTGGTCTAGGAACTCTTACAATTCCTGCTAATGGATTTCAAGTAGGAGATAGTTTTAATGGATCATTAATAGGTCATTTATCTTGTGTAGGTACAGCTACTTTACAAATTAGAGTAAAAACTGCATCAGGTATATTATTAGCAGACACAGGAGCAATGGCAATGTCTACTGCTACTAGTAAACACTGGAAATTAGATATTAATTTTACTATAAGACAATTAGGAGCAGCTACTGTAGCTTCAATAGCATCAGGAGGATTATTTGCATATACTAAAAATTCAGGACTTAATTTTGAAGGTGTGAATTTTAGTATAATAAATAACACAACTTTTGATACCACATTAGTTAATACACTTGTAATTACAGCTCAATGGAATACTAATAATGCAGGAAATTCTATTTATTCTGAATTATTTACATTGTTCAAAACATATTAAAATGAGTACTCAAATAACTATATCAGGACAAGTACCATATAAATCATATGTTGCTTTAGTATCACAAAGTGGAATTGATGCTCCAACAGCAGTAGTATTAGAAAATACTATTGGACCTGTTACTTGGGTATATGGAAGTGCTGGTTATTATTTACTTCAATTAACTGGTGCATTTCCACCACTTAAAACATTTTGTCCAATAGTAGTTGTAAGTAATGCTCCAGAGTTTGCAACAAATTATGGAGGAGCATTAGATTATATTGAAATTCTTACTGCTGGAGATGATATATTACATACTACACCAATAGAAATTAGAGTATATAATTAAATTTAGTATATGAAATATATAGTTATCTTACTTGTATTATTATCATCATGTTCTCTTGAAAAGAGGCTTGCTAAGTACTGTCCATTATGTGTTCAAAAAGATAGTACTATAACAGTAATACAGATTAAAGACACAACTATAACTATTCCTGGAGAAACAATAACATTATTAGACACACTTTATTGTGACTCTCTTGGTAATGTTATATCTAAACTAAATGGAGACCTTAGAGACAAGGATGGTAAGTTAGTAAGTTTACAAACTAAACTTCAAAACAATGTGTATTATACAAAGGCCAAAGTTGAAACTATATATAAAACAATTAAGGGTAATGATATATACCATACCAATACAATAACTAAAACACTTAAACCAGAAAAGATTAAGTATATCCCAGGTTGGATAAATTTTTTAGCTTGGTTTGGTGGTATATGGTTAATATTAATAATTTTGTATATAGTGTATAGAGTACTAAAATCACAAGTTCCAATGTTATGAAAACAAATATAATTTTCTTTTTTAGTGCTATGTTCTCTTTCTTTGCTCCAATACAAATGCTTGTGTTAATTTTAATGTTTACAATTTTTGTAGATACTGTTGTTAAATTAATATCACTTAAAAAAATAGCTGAAGAAACAAAAAGAAAATATAAAGATGTTTTTAAATCTAAAATATTAAGATTAGGTTATTTACATAAATCAGCTGGTTATTTAATTATGGCAGCTGTTATATTTCCAATTGATTATTATGCATTAACACCTTTTATATCAACAATGTTAAAGGTTTTTAATTTACAGGTTTTAATTATAACACCTGCAATATGTACTAATGTTTTATTGGCAATACTTTGTCTTATGGAAGTATCTTCAATAAATGAAAATTGGTTTGATATATCAAAGAATAACATTTTAAAAAGTGTTTCAAATTCTTTTAATAGAATTAGAAAGACTATTAAAACCGTTACAAGTGCATACAAGGAAACTAAAGATGATGTATTATGAAATTAGACATAAGCAAAATAGTTCAACATAGGTTAAGACCTGGTCAGTTCATGGAAGTTAAACATGAAAAGAAACAAATCTATTTGCACCATACAGCAGGTGGACCAGATGCACTTTCAGTAGCTAAGTATTTTGATACTAAACCTGAGAGAGTTGCTACTGCCTTCATAATTGGAGCAAACGGTACAATTGTACAATGTTTCAGTTCTAGAGATTGGGCATACCATTTAGGTTTAAAAGAAAGTATTTTTAAAGCTAGCAAAGTTCCTTATTTATCTTTAGATCCTATAAGTATAGGTATTGAAGTATGTAACTGGGGACCATTATCTTTTAAAAATGGTAAGTACTATAATTATGTAGGAGGAGAAGTTAATCCTTCTAATGTGACAACCTTAGAAGTACCTTATAAAAAACATAAGCACTGGTTTACTTATACAGATGCTCAGATAGAATCATTAAGACAATTAGTAGTATATCTTTGTGAAACTTATGATATACCTAAAGACTATAATGAATCTATATGGGATATAGATCTAGATGCTTTAAAAGGAAATAAAGGAATCTTTACACACAACTCAGTAAGAAAAGACAAGTCAGATATGTATCCTTGTCCAAGAGTAATACAAATGTTAAAAAACTTATAATTATGAAATTTAGAAACAACTGGAACACATCAAGAAAGCAATGGGATAAATTTGCTATAAGACTTAGAATAGGTATTATAGACTTCTTCACAGTAGAGATAGATATCTCTAGAGAATTCTATATGCTAACAATATTAAACTTTACAATTAAAAATAGATAAATCCTCTCTAAGCACAGGAATCCAGGTAATTTAATTTATCTGGATTTTTTTGTTTAAATGTTTTTTATTTAAACTTTATATGTATATTTGTCTAAACTAATTTAAATTAAAAATTATGGAAACAATTAACCAACAAGATTTAACTGCAGAACAACTTGCTGAACAAAAAGAAAAAATGCTTACATTTTATAAGGAATCAATACCTTATTTAACTGCTCAATATGAGTATGAAGAAATGCTTTTAAAAATTGATGAAGCAAGATTTAAAAGAAGTAATGTACAATTTCAATATGCTATGATGATGAATCATCAAGAAGAAGCAGAAAAAGAAACAGAAGGTTCTGATTTTGATATTGATAATAAAGAACTTCCAATAAAAAAAAGACAACTTAAAAAAGAATAGTCATGGCAATAGTAAACCAAGTACAAAAACGTGTAAAAATGTCTAAGTGGGAGGTTGTAAAATTTCAAATTGTCACACATTGTTATATTAATAAAATAACATTAAGTGAATCTGATTTTAATTGCTTAACACTTTTAAGTTTTAATCAACCTATTGAACTTACACATTTTTGCTATGATGCTTCATCAGAAGATGAATCTATTTTTAAGTCTGCACAAACAGTAAGGAATTGTATTAATAAGGCAGAAAAAATTGGATTAATAGTAAAAAATATTGATAACAAAAAACAAATATTAATTAATCCAAATCTAAAAATTCAAATAGAAGGTACT